TGTGTTAAAACTATCTTTTCCAAATCCTTTAATTGAATCTAATATAAAAGTAATTTCGGGGTCTGCCTTTAATCCTTTTCCAATAGTCCATGTAGCTTTAGCGTCTATAACACTCCTCAATTCTGGTATAGATTTATAGTAACCCAGATATTGAGAAAACTTTTTATTATCCCATTTTGTTTCTTTTTGCTCTGATGCCGCATCTGTACTTTGAGTATTTACACTATAATCTGTTATTGCGTTTGTTAAGTCGCTTGCACTTGCCGAGTTTAAATTTTGTTCTGTCATTTTTATGTTTCTATTTTAAATGGAATTTGTACTTCCATTTTTGTTTCTCCTACTATTATTGGATAGTCGTTTGGTGTTGCTGAACCATTTGAGCTTCTTTGAGTTGTATCTGTTCTCGAAATTGGGTCATGAGCCACTCCAACTTTAACATCTACTGATGTTGCATTTGATTTAATATAAACCCTTATTCTTAACCTTATCGTTTCTCCTATTTTAAAATTTTTATCTAGTCCGTCTATAATAAAACTACATATTTTTTCATAAAGCCCTTTTGAATATTGCGGAACGTGGTATTCGTACCATGTTTTTGAGGTTTGAGTGCTTCCTATTTGTGTAAACGTTGTTCCGTCATAATGAAAAGCTTCGGCTGTTGCATACATTTCAATGTCCCTATCTCCTAATTCTCTTACCATCATTCCTATTGGTTGTGATATAAATAATTTTCCTTTTATTCTTCTCGGCGTATTAAAAGATAAATCAAATTGTGCTTCATGTGCTTTCTCAAACGTTGTATCTACTGAAATATTTGTATAACTTCTTATGTCCTCTGATGCAACAATTGTTGGAATTAAAATATATTCTCCTGCTGCATTTCTTATTCCATAATATATTTCATATCCTGTTCCGTTTGCTATGTCGTTAAAGTCATAGTTTGCCAAAAATTCATTTTTTGGTTTTAATAAATTGCTTCCTACCATTATAATTTAATCTCCCCGAAAACACTTGGCTCTCCGAATTGTTTTGAATATCCTAAAACTTCTGACATCTGATTCATATCTAAACCTGCATACATTATTGTTCCTAGAAGTCTGCCATACTTCCCAACTCTATTATTATTGTCAACTAACACTTCGACCTCCTCCCCCTCGATTTCACCTTTGAGCCACGCTTTACTTTCTTCCCCGCCGTTGTTGAGTTCTGGTGCGTTGATATTCGCAAATCTGACAGGAAAAGTAAAATCCCTTTCACTCCAACTAACACGTATCGTATCGCCATCAGTAACTTCTTCAACTTTAGCCATGAAGCTTTCGGTAATCTGCCTATGTGGACTATCAAAGTAGTAGAACGACATTTGGTTGTTCGTGAGTTCTGGGAACGCTTCAAAGTCGTGTGGCATTTACGCACCATTGATAAAGTCCTGTTGGGCTCTTTCTTTTAATAATTGTAGCCCGAGTTTATAATCTGCATCTAACATATTAATCATATCTTCGGCTTCTCCTCTTGTTGTAAATCCGCTCATATCATAGGTGATAACTTTAATAGCTGCCCATGCCGAAGCTGTTGCTGTTAGTAATTTTCTAACATCTTGATTTAATGTTGTATAAACATCACTCCAATTAAATCTGCATCTTGCATTTATTATGCTTTCTGCTTGTCCTATAAAATCATTAATATATCCTTCTACGTTTGAGGTTGTACTTGCGTTTGCTCCTGCTTTTGCTTGAACTTGTGCTGTACTTGCGAAAATTCCTGTATCTGCCATGTGTTTTTTAGTAAATGTAAATATTTAAACTTTTGTCTTTCATGCACCATGCCGCTCTAATCAATGCTTCGGCAATATGTGAGTAATTTCCAAATATTTCCATTTTTCCTCCGTCTTTATATTCATATTGAATTGATTTTAAGCTTTGAAATAACTCTGGGCTTTCAATTAAATCTATCTTCCCATGCTCCATTAATGTCAGTAAATTATTATATAAATCCTCTTTTAATATCTTCTTTTTCCGCCCATTATTATCTATACTTCTGGCAGCGTTATTTATTGCAACGACTTTTCTTTTAGTCTGGTCGTTTTCTAGGAGAATATCAAACACTCCTCCTCCAACTCCGCCATCATCAACATAGATTTTCTTATAATCCATTGCATAGTCTTTACTTAATATTAGTCTTGCCGTTTCCGTAACTCTTTGTTTAACTCCAATATCCATATCAAACATTTCAACCTTGTCATTATTTATTCGGTGTACCGATAAACATACACTTTCATCACTTCCGAGCCTTGCAACATCAACTCCAAGAAATTTATCTTTCTTAACACTCACTTTCGCTCTTTTTTCATCTAATGTCATACAGCGCTTGATTAAATCCGTGTTAAAAAATTGGCTTAACTCGTCGATAAACTCACCTAAATATTCTTGTGCATATTGGACTTTTGTCATTCTTCCGCGTTCCTGCGCCAAAAATTCATCACTTCTTCTTGGGCATTCTTCCGAACTTACATGAAATGTTGTGAATGTTTTATCTTGAAAGCATCTGTAAAAATAACCCCCTTTTCCAAATGGGGTAGATAATAGCCAGAGAATGCCTTTTGTGACGGCTAGCATAGGCGTGACGGCTGTCCATACGTCTTCTGGTATGAAAGCAGCTTCATCTGCAATTAGTAAATTAATTGTAAATCCCCGTATTCCATACCCACTCATTCCCGTAGGCAGAGAATGTATAACACTTCCATTAATTAAACAAACTTTGTGCTTTGTGGGCCTATCCTTGCCCGTTTTAATCATTTTTTTGTAGTTATCTATTAAATAGGACAATATCTTCTCAAAAAGCAAATAACTCTGTCTTTCAACGCTCGCAATTACCATAATACTCTTTTTATTGTTTGCAACTGCAAATTCGGCAGCTTTTCGACTAACAACCTCACTTTTTCCAACTTGTCGGCCAGAACGTAGAACTAAATTTCCTTCTGTCTGCATAACTTCCTTTTGCCATTCATCTAATTCTAATTTCATATTAATTCAAACCTCACTGATTTGTCTATCATATTAATTCAAACTCCACTCTCCACATATCTTTTAAATACCCCAACTCTTCCATGATCCTACTTTTGTTAAGTTCGGAGAAGTTGTCGGGCTTACATTGAACAAATTTAATAACTCTCGTAAGTCTGTTGATAGCAAATATATCAATAGGGCTATGAGACCCAGCAGAACGCTGGGTAATATTAAATCCATTTTCTTTAAGCTGTTTACAGACTTTATATTCCTTATTACGTCCATTAACATAGTTTTTATTTGGCATTTTGGAAAATTCCCTTATTTTTATTCTGTCTAAGTTTCCCTTCCTTTAAATCCTTAAGAATTTGAACATTAATTTGGTGAATTTCCTCAAATCTCGCTCTTTTTTTTTGAGTTTGCTTTATACTCCAATTTTCATTAATTATCATTTATTAAAATACCCCCTATATGCTTTTTTAACATCTTCGAATTGCTCTACGTCCATATCTTTATATCTACTTGCTAATGCTTCTTCTGTCATCATAGGAAATTGTCTAAAGTCTGCTAAAACGTAATCTGGTACCTTATTAAATTTAACTTTAATTTCATCTTTTTTGACTTTTACAGTTGCTAATTTATCCTTTATTAATAATACTTTTTCTGCATCTCTTTCTATCCCTTGTTGTAATTCTTTAATTTTTAACTTCATTTCCTCTTCATCTAATCCCCCACCTCCAAAGAAATAATCTGTTAATAATCCACTAACCAATTTTGAAGCATTTTCTGTTTTATTAAGAGCCTCAATTAAGTTTGATTCCATGTATAACATTTTTTGTTGTTTCATAAAATAACTAACTACAACAACTATTTAAATGTTTCTATAAATATATATATATTTATAATACTATTATAATAATAATAATAATAATAATAATAAGGCTAGCGCTAGTTTACCTTGAGATTAGCTTTTCGTACTAGCTAAGTGGTAACAAATATGCCCTAATATTACAAAATTACCTGAGGTCCTACACACCCACTCAAACACAAACAACCAATAATCGCATAACAACCAACCAAGCACGTGTGCTTGGGGGGCGGCGAGCATCAGCGAGCCGCAGGGGTGGGGAGTAAGCTTTATGAAGCTAGATGCTAGGGAGCAGCTAGATTGATAAAGGTTATGAGGTGCTAGTGCTAGTCTAGCTCAAGGCGAGCTAGATACTAGAAGCAAGAAGCTTAAGAAGCTAGCACAATTCAGCTAGAGTGCTAGATTGTTATGCTTTTTAGCTTCGTGCTAGGCTTGATGTTTGCAGCAAGCCATCTAGCCTTGA